GAGGTCAAGAACGAAGCCGCGCACGGCATCGCAGCTGACCTGTCGTAAGCCGATTTATCGGTGACAACTAAGGGGGCCGGGGCAACTCAGCCCCCTTTTTCACATGAATATCAACGAAATCGCAAAAAACACCAAGGTAGTCCAGCGCAAGGCTCACACCGCTGATGATGGCGGGATCGTGATCGAGAGTTCGCAGGATGTGGGTGGGATCATTGAGTCCAATAAGGCTCAATTCAACTCATACGATGAACGCGCCAAGTGGAGCGACCATTTGTTTGGGAACAAGATCGCCTCTGTGCCTTTGGTGGTGATTGACGATCTCAACAAAAAGGGCATCATGCGAGGGTTCCATGTGGTTGACCAGGCCCGATTCAAGGAATGGCTCAACAATCCTGACAACCGCGCATTCCGCACCCGTCCAGGGAGGGTCTGATGGCTATCGCCACTTATTCTGATCTTAAGACCGCAGTTGCGGACTATCTAGCTCGGTCTGATCTGACCAGCAAGATTCCTGACTTCATCACATTCGCAGAGAATCGCCTTCGCCGGGATTTGCGGATTCGTCAGATGCTGAAGCTCGTCAATGCGACGATGACCGCTAACGACTCCACGCTATCGCTGCCGAGTGATTTTCTGGAGATGCGCGATATTCATCTGAACACAACTCCTAACTTTGCTTTGGAGTACCTTTCTCCAAATATCTTCTATCGCAATGCCGACGCAACAAACACGGGCGTTCCGAAGAAGTACACCCTGTTAGCGAGTGAGTTTCAGTTTGCTCCGATCCCGGACTCTGCTTACAACGTGCGGATGCTGTACTACGCAGCTCCGGCCTATCTGAGCGACTCAAACACCTCAAACGTGTTTCTTGCGAACTGCCCTGATGCGCTGCTTTATGCCTCTTTGGGAGAGGCGGAGCCTTACATCATGAATGATGAGCGACTCGCTACATGGGCCGCGCTGTATCAGAGGGCAATTGACACTATCACTGCTTCTGATGATCGGGGAGAATACGCAGGTGTTCCCCTTACCATGACACTCGCTCGGAGATAAACATGGCTGAAATGTCCAACTATCTTGAGAACGCGCTTGTAAACGCGACTCTTCGCAACACTTCTTATACCAGTCCTGCAACGATCTATGTGGCGCTATACACCACAGATCCTACCGATGCAGATACGGGTACTGAGGTGGCCGGGAATGGATACGCCCGTCAAAGCGTAGCGTTCTCCGCTCCTTCAAACGGCGCGACCTCAAACTCTGCGGCTGTGGAGTTCCCTCAAGCCACTGGTTCGTGGGGTACGGTGGCCTACATTGGCCTTCGGGATGCTTCCTCTGGCGGGAATCTGCTGTATCACACCGCCCTGGATGCGTCTAAGACCATCGCTACTGGTGATGTGTTCCGCATCGCCATTGGATCGCTGTCTGTCACTCTGACGTAATGGCCGATCTCTACCCACCGTGGACAATAGACTCCCTTGATAACCTCAAGGCGAGTCTAGATGACCTCACACTAACGCTTGATTCTCCGCTCTACATCACAAGCGTTACACGGTGGGATGGTGACGCATCTGTAACGGCTTCAGCGAGTGTTGCAGCAAGCGCAACACTGGTTCAGCAAGCCTCTGCATCAATCACAGCATCCGCAAGTGTTTCTGCCTCTGCTCAACTGATTCAGAGTGCATCGGCATCAATTACTGCATCGGGGACTTGCGAGGCAAATGCTGAGCGAATCCAGCAGGGAGTTGCCGACATCAGCGCGTCTGCTGAGTTCACCGCCAACGGTGGACTGGTTGCTGAAGGCGTTGCAAGTGTCATCACAATTGCGGATGTTTCATGCTCTGCAAATGTGATCTATGCGCCTGTTGCGTCGATTACTGCCCAAGCTGTTGTGACTTGCGACGGCTTTAAGCAGGGCCAGGAGTGGAGTCCGGTGTCGGAATCTTCCGATACTTGGGATGATGTGGCGGTTGACACTACCACATGGGTTCCTGTTCCTGCCGCTGGCGGCTCATGGACTCTAAGGATTTGATATGCCTGAAACCAAGATCACATTCGGAGAGTGGCTCCCAGACCAGCCGGGTATCGCAGGCGCGCTCCAGGCGGCATACAACGTTTATCCGCAGCAAGTTGGGTATGGGCCTGTTCCATCCACAACCGATTACTCAAATGCCGCCTCTGAGAACTTAAACGGCATCTTCTCTGGGAAGATTTCTGCCACTTCTAGCTTGTTTGCGGGTGGCGCAACAAAGCTGTTTAAGTACGACTCAAGCACTCGCAACCTGTCTGATGTCTCTAAGGTTGGTGGTTACACCAATTCAAAGTGGCGATTCGTTCAATTTGGTGATGTTGTCCTTGCGACCAACAATAACGCCAAGATTCAGTCGTTCACCCTGAACTCAAGCACCGCATTCGCTGATGTTGCTGCGGCGGCTCCTGTTGCCGAGTACATCACGGTTGTTCGAGACTTCGTGGTCGCGGCAAACATCGCTTCTTATCCCAATCGAGTCCAATGGTCTGACATCAATGATGAAACAGACTGGACTTCTGGGCCTACCTCTCAGTCTGATTACCAGGATATTCCTGATGGTGGGGACATCCAGGGGATAACTGGTGGAGAGTTTGGGCTAGTCCTGCTCGAGAAGGCATTGGTTCGGATGAGCTATATCGGCTCTCCTTTGTTCTTCCAGTTTGACACCATCTCCCGCGAGATCGGATGCTATGAGCCTGGGTCGGTCTGTCAGTACGGCAACGTGACCTTTTTCCTGTCGGACGACGGGTTCTATATGTGCGATGGCCAGAAGGTCACGCCAATCGGAGCGGAGAAGGTAGATCGCTGGTTCTGGGACGACATCCTTCCTTCTTATGCGAACTTCAGTTCAGCCATTGATCCGGTCAAGAAGGTAGTGATCTGGTGCTATCAGAACATCAGCGGCGGTTACTCTCTGTTGATCTATAACTGGCAGCTTGGCCGATGGTCTTACGGCACAACAACCGCGAACATCATCGCTTCTGCTGCGACTCCTGGGGTGACGCTCGAGGGTCTAGACCTGTTCTCAATGTCTATTGATGCTCTTCCGGCATCTTTGGATTCTCGCCAATGGCTCGGTGGTAAGTTCATTTTCTCTGGAGCAACTGGGGCAAAGATCGTTACCTTTGAGGGCGCAAGTCAGTCTGCATTTATTGAGACTGGAGATCTGAGTTCTGCTCCGAGCATCATCACTCTAGCCCGTCCACAGGTGGACAACGGATCTGCGACTGTGGCCGTGGCTTCTAGAGAGATGCTGGACGATACGATCTTCTACTCAACTGCTGTAGCCGCGAGTAACGAGAACCGAGTCTCTCTCAGAAGCTCAGGAAAGTACCACCGGATTAAGGTTGTGCCTACAGGGAACTGGACGACTGTGGCTGGTGTTGACATCAATGTCGTTCCGAGAGGTCGGCGATGATGTTTCGTGTTCTCCCCCCATTTGGCGCTGATCCTCGCGGCATCGCTGAGGTAGTCAATGGGTTGATGAATGGCAAGTCCAACAATACTGGGACTGTCACTCTTAACACGGGGGGCGCACTCACAACCACGCTCTACGATGAGCGAATCAGCCCAGACACGAAGATCGTTCTTCTCCCGTTCTCTGCTGCGGCTTATGCAGACCAACTCCCATTCGGGGCGTTTCAGGACTCAACCGATCAGACTGCGGCATCTACGACTGCGGCCTATGCGGTCACCCTGAACACGACTGATTACTCAAACGGGGTCACGGTCTCCAACAGTTCTCGGGTCAACTTCAAGAACCCTGGGACGTATAACATCCAGTTTTCTCTCCAGTTTGCTAACGCCGACTCACAGATTCAGGATGTTGACATTTGGTTCAGGAAGAACGGAACCGATGTGGCCGGAAGTAATAGCCGGTACTCAATCCCAAATAAGCATGGCAGCATCAACGGCCATCTGATCGCTGCTCTGAATTACTTTATTGAGCTGGCGGCGAATGACTACATGGAGATCATGTGGGCGACAACCTCCACTCTAGTGACGCTTGAGCAGCTCCCAACCCAGACAACCCCTACCCGTCCGGCGACTCCAAGCGCAATCGTGACGGCAAACTGCGTATCAATGGCGAGCATTGCAAATGTGTACGTTTCATCGCAGACTCAGGGATCGGCAACTATCAGCCATTACGCTAATTCCACAGCCGATAAGACCTTTGCTTACATTTTGGTGGGATGATGGAAGTACGATTGATTTCCCCCAACGATCTGCGACAATGGTGGGGATTCGTCAGACCAGGACTGCAGAAGATTCTGCACAAGACCCCGGAAGGATGGATTCCCGAGGATGTGTATACAGACTGTTTTAACGGGAAATCTATGCTCTGGGTCGGCCTGGTTGATGCAAGGCCAATCGGGTTCATGGTTCTCCAGCCCCGAAACGACGCACTCCATGTTTGGTGCGCGTACCTTTCCGAAGTCGGGTACTTCGACGCAGGCTGGCAGCATCTTATGAACATTGCTCAACACGGTGATGCGAAACGCCTCACTTTTGAATCTTGGCGACCTGGTTGGACGCGCAAGGCAAAGCAACTAGGTTTTAAGCCCCGCTCGTGGGCGCTGGAGGTCTAAATGGGTGGTTCTACGCGAACTCAAACGACAACGAACGAACTTGATCCCGCAGTCCGTCCGTACGTCCAATATGGTCTTAGCGAAGCCCAACGGCTCTATCAGACCGAAACTCCTCAGTATTACCCTGGGCAGACCTTTATTGGGCCTTCCGCGCAGACCCAGCAGGGATTGACCGCGCTCCAGAATCGGGCGATCTACGGCTCTCCCCTGCTTCCCGGCGCTCAACAGCAGGCTCTGTCCACTATTCAGGGTCAATACCTAGGTGGAAACCCTTTCTTCCAGGGGGCGTTTCAGCCTGCTGCACAAGCCGCACAGCAGTCTTTCTATGACGCGATGCAGGGTATTTCCTCTAAAGCATCTCAGGCTGGACGGTACGGATCTGGTGCGATGGGTCAGCTTCAAGACCGGGCTTCTGGTCAGTTGGCTCAGACTCTTGCCAATACTGCTGGACAGTTGGCATATCAGAACTACGAAGCCGAACGCGCTAGACAGCAAGCAATGATCGGTGGTGCGCCTGCTTTGGCGGCGGCTGATTACGGCGACATTCAGCAACTGATGGGCGCGGGGCAGACCGCAGAGGCTTACCAACAAGCCGCGCTCCAGGCTGACATCAACCGCTTCAACTTCCTCCAGGGATTGCCACAGGCGCAGCTTCAGAACTATCTGTCGGCGGTGCAGGGTTCTCCTCGAGGCTCCGTTCAAACGACTCCCGTCTATACGAACCGCGCTGCTGGCGCTCTTGGTGGCGCTCTGGCTGGTGGCTCAATGTTCGGGCCTGTGGGCGCGATTGGCGGCGGTCTCCTTGGCCTTTTGGGTGGGTGATATGAATGAACTTTTTGCACAGCTTTTTGGACAAAGCCCGAGTTACGCTAATGCTCTTTTCGGAGAGGATGAAGCAGCTCGTCTTCGGCAACAAGCCCAACAACAAGGACTCATGAATGTTGGTCTATCCTTACTTGCTGGGTCTG